AGAATTCTCAGCCTGAGCACCCAGTATAGAAGCCGGGGCCTTACGTCCAGGGAATGTAGCAGCGTATCTTGTAATAGCAGACAGGTTATCCGCGCCAATGAATTCTCCAAGTTCCATTACAGCATTTCTGGCCCCGGGATTCTGGTCGTAGAAACTTCTTAGTGCAACACGCTGCCTATGATTAAGAGAGGAACCCATACTACGCTCTATGGGTGCAGGCAGAAGCAAGTGATCATTCGGTCCTGCAAGGGTCTTCTGGTTTCCTACTTTCAGAGTCCTTGTATATCCAAGCAGGGGAGTCTTATTCTCAAGCTGTGGATACGCATAAGTAAGATTCGTCCATCTATTCGTAGCCTTATCCAATGCCCTGCCTGCCGATACAGTAACCCCAGTTTCAACAGCTTCACCCGCTACAACACCTCTCTCAAGGTTAGTAACAGGAACAGGCAAGTTAGGATCGACAGGTATAGGCTTCTTTTCAAACCCACCTTTCTGATAAGTATCAAAAGCTTCCTGCTTAAATCTACTTTGCTCTGCGTCTGTAAATAACTTGAAAGGTTCCTGCTTCCCAAAGCTATCAGCTTTCTCAAAGAATCTTTTAGCGGCAGATTGTCTTGCATCAAGTACTGTGTTAAGCGGCCCACTTGTCTTCTTAACTGCATCAGTAAGAACCTCTTGATCATGCCAGTTTTTAAGCTTACTCTTATTATCTAAAAGAAACTTATCCGCCATTCCTACAGAAACTTTCTTACTTCTCTCGAGGCTCTTAAGTACATCATTATACTCCATAAGAGAAGAGACAGTACCTTCCTTCTCGAACGTAGCTGCAGCCACCCGCTCGTGAACCTTCTGCTCGCTTACTTTCATAAGCTGGTTCTTTGCAGCCTTAACAGCTGTCTTATGAAACCCAACAACTCCAGCACCACCAGCAAGCATACCTGCAGCGGCTACCTTAAGAGGTTCATCTTCTCTTGCAGCACCCCAATCACTCTGCCGTACTACTTCATCTGCTGCATCAAAGATAGCAAACTCTGCTGCGGTAGTAAGTGCAAGTCCTGCTAACTTAGCTGCAAAGCCATAGGCACCGGGGGCAGGTAAACCAAATAGTCCCTTCCCTGCTGCTTTAGCCAGTGTCCTTACACCAATTCCAGCTCCAGCCTTTTTCGCAAAAGGTGCTGCCATCCTGCCCACACCTTCCAATGCGACATTCAGTCCTGCAGCAAGACCCAGATTCGATGCGACACCTTTAGGCGTAACTCCATGAAGTACCGCTTCATAATCCGTAGGCCTTGCTTCAAAGTCAGCTTTAACATCTTCATACCCCGGCGCAGTTCCAGCAGGTTTACCAAAGAAAGAAGTATCTTGTTTCAGCTTATGTAGGTACGAAGGAACCTTCCTATCCTCTACAACAGAGTCAAAAGCCATTTGTACAAGCTCTTCATTCCCTACTTCCCTGTTAAACTTCTTCCCACGAAGTCCTGAAACAATAGACATAACTTCTGAGCCAACACCCTTCAGTGGATCATCTTCCTTAAAAGCCTCATCTATTGCAACATGCTGATCCCTACCAGCTACCTTAATCTTTGCCTTCTCAGGCAACATGGTGCTGGTTCGCGCAGCTATATCTCTCGAGACAGCATTGACATCAAAAAGATACTTGTCTCTTTCAGCCTGCGTCTTCCGTGTTTCTTCCTGTGAAGCAGCCCGAGCTTTCGCCAAGGAAGCAAAGAAACCCATGTCAGAATTTATATCAGATTCGAATCCCATAAGTGTATCCTATATCTGTTTCCGGAGTTTCTTCTTGAGCTCTTCAATAGCCGATTTAGGATCAACGCCTTCTTCTTCAGGTTCAGTTGCGATGGAGTTATAATAATCAAATTGTTTCTGCAGCATTTCTTTTCTTAGAGGAGACATCTGTGTATCCTCATCCAGTGCCCTAGCCTGTGCCATCTCTGCAGGACCATACATCCCTGCAATCCGTTCTCTACTTGCTGCATCTATACTAGCAAGCTTTGCATCTTTAGTATTCCACTTATATCTTTTATCTTCTGGAGGAGCGAATAACTTAGAAGCCCCAAAGTACCGGGGTTCTCCTGAACCAAAGTTATTTCCTTGAATCCTGCTCATGTACTGTGCTTGCTGTGGAGTCATGTTAGCAGGATCTATATTGTCGAATCTACCAGTAGACAACCCCTGCTCTTTGATTCCAGTATTAGGTCTTGCAATAGTCTCCCCGGCTTTATTCGACCAGCGCATTGTACCGTCTGGATTCATTGCAACAGCATTACCAGTCTCTGAGTCTTCTATGTAATTCTCAGCAGGAATGGATTTACCAGCAGTCTTTTTTGGAGTCATTGGTTCAATAGCCGCTTGAGCAGTATTGGGTTTTCCAAACAGATAATTCATACCCTTCACTACTGCTAAAGGGGCCTTGGCTTTCTTACCAGCATTTATGAAAGCATCATTCATCTGCTTAGACCCTGTCGTAGAAGCAATAGCATCCAGGGAATCCGAAACCAGCTTATTCATCTTTCTCTGCCTCAGTTCCTCAACTCCACCTATCTTATAAGGATCATAGGGTTTATCATCTTTAGGCCAAGCCATTATATTCTCCTAATATGTTCTTATAATCTTAGATTATCGCAAAAGTGCTGGACTGTCAACTACTTACGCGAAGGAGTTTGATGCAGTACTGACAATACTATTGAGAGATGCTATGGCTGCAGAAGCAGTTCGACCGAATACATCTGCAGCAGCGGCCAGGGCTTGGACTTCTACCTGATCATTCTGCGTAGCATTGTCTCTTCTGTGTTTATATACATCAACTGTGGAATCCAGCTCTGCAAGTTTGCTCCGCAAAACAAGCTCATCTCTTGAGAGTCTGGCTCTATAAAACTCCCCGGCTGCGGACAGCATCTTCGCCCTATTATCAGAGTTAAGAGATGCGACCTGAGCAGCCGCGCCTGGTGAGGTAGCAATGGCTCTTATATAATCTGCGGCTGCTGTCATAGCCATAGTTCGAGACTCCAGGGCTTTCTCCACAGCAAACTTTATAGTCTCAATCTGAATCTCCACCTGCTTCATTGCGTTAGATGTAGCTACGATTCCAGTCTTCCCAGTTTGATCAAACAGGGATTCAGAAATCTTCCTGGTCATAGCCCCCGCTGGAAGCATTATACCCTTAGCAGAAAACCCAGTAACAATCTGAGCCTGCACCCGCCTTCCATCAGCTATAACATTTTCTCTAGCCCTGTTCCATACCTGATCCCAGATGGCTTGATTTATTCCTGTCCCGCCGTTTGTTATAGTAGATACAAGCCATGCGGTAGCTTCGTCAAATGCGTCAGATACGAGTGGGTAATACTGAGCAAAGAATCCAGCAAGTTGCCCAGAGAGTAGGGCTACGAGCTTATCGAGGTACTGTTCATAATTCAGAACTGAATCTTCTACAGTTGGGACATCTGGTTCTACTGCTGAGACAGTGAATCCAGTTGTACTCGCGGGCGGGGCTATGTAGAATCCAGCATTTACACCTAGCAAATCATCTGCTGCATCTGCTGCTTGATTTGTAAAATCACTGGCAGTAAGCATAGCATTAGCTATGATCGTTTCTATAATCTCAATAGGTTCAGTCACTTGTACGTCTCCCTCTTGGAAGCAGCTTAAATTCTATATCAGATATGTTGCAGTCATTTCCTACTAAGGTTAGATTCCAATATGTACCTGTATGTCTATGAGATAGGCCTACTCTTGTGGGCTGCATACTTGCGGTATTACCCACAGAGTAAACTTTCTCAATCCCATCTATATCTACTTTCAGAAAAGTATCTCCATTCAATCTCGCGCCCACATATACAGCATAAGATTTCTTCTGCCTGTGGGAACCATAGTTTGATTTTCCTACCTCAAGCAGATACTCTATAGCTGCATCCTGGTCTGTAGAATAACCAAGTTCATAAATCCCATCATCAGCTACTCCATAGTCTATTCCAGTTGCTTCATCCGTAAAGAAAGAATTAAAACCAAAATCATCATACTGACTTGACGCTCCAGTATCTATATTTACAACCCAGACTCTTCCGTCTTCATTAAGTGCTGGTGAATATGAAGTAGTCCCACCTACCACTATTCCAACTATCTGAGACATATCTCCGGAAGCAACAAGAGACGAGGTCATAGATAGAATATATGTTCCTAACAGTGTACTCGTCCCGCTTGCTTGCAACTGCTCAATGATAGTCAGGACCTGGACAGTGGTGCCACTAAACGTGCTGGTTACTTGACCAGTTGAATTAAGGAAAATAATATGCTGGATCGGAGTATGATATCCATCCATCGCAAAGACTTTAGAAATAACCCACAGTTCTCCAGGAGTTGGGTCTTCATAAGCAAGAGCCTGCATCATTGGAAGAGTAGCTGATACCTCACCATAATCACTCTCATACGCCCTGCCCATCATGGCTGGTATATCTGCATCAATAGAAATAGGACTTTCAGTGCCGAGTGCGATAAATGAAGTCAATGCAGGAAGAACTCCAAACACATACTGTATCGCTGGCGGAGTGTAGAACCCTCCCTCTATACTCGCTATCATTGCTGGCATAGTAGCGTAAATAGCACCGTAGGCTCCCGCAGACTCACGCGCAAATCCAGCCATTGCAGGAAGAATGGCGCTGACATAATCCGAGGTAGAGTTGGCGTAAAGTCCAACCTCGCAGTCAAAGGTGATGCTCTCTGATTCATGAATAGTCAACTCGACAGAGTTGCTAAAGAGGACTTCATAGTCTATAATATCAAGGGTGACTTCCAGATCCATCAGACGCTCCCATAGTGGATTTCACCACTTTCAAAATCTGCCGAAAGAACCTTGTCACCGCTGGTGTAGAGATGTCCGTAAACATAAAGAGGGACTACCAGTGGATAGGGACAGGCCAAGGCACTTTCGTGCACAATCGTTTCAGTTCCAGTCGTCGCAACGTAGTGAATGGTATTATCACTGTGCCGGTAGATTCTCAGTAAAGACTCAGCAACTTGAGCAAGTTTCAAAGTAGCTACCTGAACGGCGTTCTCGTAGACCTTGACACCTTCAGAATCAATGATCAAGGAGTGAGTAAAAGTATTGATCCCCTGACCTTCCTTGCCTTTCGGCCCGACAGCAAGTTGCGAAGCGTTCACCCCGGCCATAATGCTAAAGATCAGATATTTCCCTTCTGCCAGCGGATCAATGCTTCTGGCCCAAGAGTTCCAGCCTTTATTCAGGGCTTCAACAATATATGAATAAGGAATTTCCGTATAACCAGTTGATCCATCAGTGGCTGGCATGGTGGTCGTGGTAGTGAACGTACCAGATGTCGAGCCGATTGGGGTTACAAAATACGGGACACCTCCAACATTGATCGTTATCCTTGTTGGAAGACCTGAGTTTGGATCGAGGAATGGAGTTGAATATCCATCAGCCATTGTTAGATCAGTAAAGTCACTCCCATACAAATCTGTATTCAGCAGGTCTTCAGCGGTTACAATCGTCGGATCAATAGCCGGATCAGTAGTCTCGCCAGTGGGTCGGTAATAATCAACTGGAGTTAAAGAGTATAACGTAGTTACAGGGTTGTAATAAATCTCTTGTGTTGGATAAGTTCCTGCAGTGTACTTAACGAAAATATAAAATCCTATCCCAGCTTCTCCGTTCCACATACCCATATAATGCCCAGCGAGATAAGTATAGATTGGCGAACCGAACCCTGACGAGCGTCCGAGGTTTTCCATCTGGGTCTTTTGCCATGCCGCAGACTGACCCAAGGTTATCGGGAATAACGCGTTGGCTGCGAGGCTGTACTCAGTTGCGATTGCCGGGTAGACTCCTTGCGGAGCGTTCACTCTATCAAAGAATACGCTGCCGTCAGGCTGAATAGTGGAAAACTCACCATTCATATTTACACCTGAAACATCATCAACATCAGTCGAGGTATATCCTGGATTGGCAGCAACAGTGGTTGTGCCAGAGATAACTGCATGCCCCATATCTTTCAGAAGTATCGTCATGGCATCCCTATTGAATATTTATCATATGGACCTACCGGCATTTGTGGAAGAACGGGAGGTGGTGTCAGGTAAGTTGCAAGGGCATTTGCTCTTGAATCATCTCCATACAAGCCAACCTGTAAGTTATCTGCATCTCCAACAACAAATGGCAACCTTCCCATTTTTACCCAGAGGTCTGTACTAGCAAGTCCCTCACTATCGAGGGACCATTGTAGACTCGCGAAGCAGTAGTAGTCGATTGGTACACCCTCTACTAGGACTGTTTCTTTAATAATACCTATTAGAAGAATCTCAGTAGGTGTCACAGTCACAGGTCTTGCATGTACAAGTGTTAGACCTTCTGCTACTCCTGGGAGAATATTCCAGGATACAAATGGAGACCCATAGTATATTGCATTGACTTCTTCCTTTACTTTATTACAGATACAAAGATACAAGCTACCTGTCTCAAACGTACCAGCATATGTTATCTCTGGTCGTACACCAGATTCAGTTTCCACTTCACTTGGAACTACCAGGGAAGCAATAGATAGCCCTGTTGTTGTAAATCTTACAGAGCCATATTCTCTAGTCCAGGTATACAGGTTCTCGTCATGTCCCAGGAACATTATTGAATCATATGGCACTGTAAAATTACAATTAGGATATGCCCCAACCAGTTGTTCAAACATCTGCTTCGCCTTGAACCAAGAACCCGCTGTACCGTGTAGCGACAGCGTGTCAAGTAATCCAAGAAACTGATCCGAATTAACAAGATGTAAGAATCCATTCCTGCTAAACGAATAAAACAATCTCCACTTCTCAGCTTCGGGATGTGCTGCATAATAGACAGCAGCTTCACAAGCCTCTTCTCCAGAGCCTGAGAAAACATAACAAGATGAATTTACAGCGTGGAATAGAAAGCCAGGTGCTGAAAAAGACCCAAGTGGTTCACATGATCCATCGTTTACTGAGGTTGCTAGTATAATCCTTAAAGCTTCTGGCATATCATCATTTAGTATTTCGCTGAAATAGATATTATCCAGAGAACTTGTTTCTACATTCAGGTTATACCCGACAGCTTTATTTCCATCTATAAAATCATACTTCCACGCACTGTGAAAAGAAGTGTATCTGTCAATGCCAGTTTTTTGGTAAACTCTCCAGGGATTATAATTATCAGCGTATTCTATCTGTTTTGAAACGCAGGACATTCTACTTGGCTGCATCCCATTGGCAATGTAGAATGAAGTATTTTTTTCAAAAACTTGTCTGAACCAATCAGGTACACCATTCCCATCAAGATCATATTCTAGAGAATCAGAAATTATAACATCAAACAATTCTCCCGGTTTCGGAATCAGCAAAGGAGAACAAGAATAATCATCTACCAGAACTGAATCAGGTCCTACTGTATCACCACTTATTAGTCCGTACCAGGACTGCCCATTGACAGGAACAGCTTTCATGGTAGTATACCCAAGACTCCCATCAGGATCTATTGAACCAGTAAAGAAGGTAGTAAATTCTCCAGACACACCCAGATCTTTAAATATAACCCAGAGGTCTTGTAAATAATTAAATCCTCCAAGCCAAAAATCTGCTACCGCTATCTTAACACCTGCCTTTGTAGAACAAGTCACAACCGCCCCCATCGGAGCAGTTACTCTACCACCATCAATATCACCAAGTTGCCAGACCTTAAACCTGAAGCCATCCCAGACGGTACATGACGCTGGCAGATCCATTTCCTTGATCTGAGTAAGTTTCTTCTTAGCAAACCACTTACGTTTAAGACTACGATCTCCATCAAAAGTGATCATGTAATGAGCTCAGTCTGACTGTGAAAATTGGTCCAGAATCTAGAATAATCATTCGATACTGCAGCTTGAGTGCTAGAAATTAAAAGAACTATACTATTATTACCTGATATACACAACCATGTTCCAGATACAGGAAGATCACCAAGCGTCCATGTAAGTCCATCTGGAGATGAAGCAAATTTATTATTGCTCGATGTGATAAAAAAGAGTTCTCCATTCCAGCCAATATCCTGCCAGGCTCCACTTATTGCTGGGAGAGAACCTTGCATCCAAGTTATCCCATCCTGGGATATTGCACATACATCTGAATCGCCAGATATAGCGCAGAAAATATAATTATTAGCTGCTATCTTGCTCCATACAACAGATACTGGTAAAGTTCTTGATACCCATGTTACACCATCAGCAGAAGTTGCAGCCACTGTGCTTGCAGATGTTCCTTTAATGACACAAAAAACAGACCCATTGCAAGCGATATCCGCCCAGTATGTTGATACAGGTAATGTATAAGTTCCGCTCCAATTAATTCCATCAATTGAAGTAGCTGCCCATTGACCAAGATTTTCAATTACACAAGCCAATGTTCCTTTCAGGGCAATATCAATCCATGTTTGAGCCGAAACAGAAGCTCTTATATCCCATGTTATTCCATCTGAAGAAGTAAGAATTGATTTATTCTGTGATGTTACTTCTGTAGTAGACACACAAAAAAGAGTGCCATTCCATACTATACCAGTGCAATTTGCAGCATAAGGAAGTGTCTGTTGTGTCCATGTTATTCCATCAGGAGACGTAGCAGCTGCACCACTATAACCAACGGCACAAAAAACAGAACCGTTCCATGCCGCATCTCGCCAAGTAGCCGATATGGGCATTGATGATATTGTCCACCCCATTTACTCACCCGGCTGTGCTATGAAGAAAGAGGTTATCGGCTGCGCATCGCCAAGAGTCTTATACATTGAGTTGACAATGACATCTGCATTGACAGTACCAACATCAAACTGTGCCCGTTTCTCAGTAGTACTCAATGCGCCAGTATCAGAACCAAGAACCAGTCTAGCAAATGAGTAATAGCCTGTTGCAGCCAATGTGCCAGTCAGTGATTCTGCGGAGGTCTTGCTCAACACTCCACTCGGAGCAGTGGCCTCGAACGTCATGCCAGTTCCAGTACCTCCGACTGATACCGTACACATCAGCGTAGCCGAACCAATGGCTGCGTCTGCTGTTGCCGGAATAAGTGCATCGGCTGCTGCCTGACTGGTTGGAGAACCGTAAAATTTCAAGGTGGCCCCATCCATTGCAGTCTTGAAAGAGCCAGTAACAAGCTGGTGAACCCGAAGTCCTGTAGATATTTTCATTATGACCTCTTAAAGAGCGTTGGCGATAATCTCGCCTATTGCAAAAGTAGTGACTGCCCCAGTTGTAACAGCGACGACGACAGGCTTGGCTGCGGCAAGAAGACAGTTGCCTGCTGTTTCTGCATCCCAGATTGAGACATGAGTGATGTTATATCCAGCGGTTGTTCCAGCAGTCCACGAGGCAGCCCCAGCGGACAATGCCTGCCGTGAAGCAGCGGCGGCAAACGTGACAGATTTCCGCACATAATCGGGATCTGTGCCAACCACCAACTCGTTTGCCGTTCCTGCTACTCCCGGGTCGCCGGTATGCAGAGCTACCCACCAAGCAGTTGGCCTGGTAGCAGTTTCTGTGTTCAGCAGAAAATTAAGAACAAGATTCCCGCCATAAGTAGTAAATGCCATATCCCCTCCTTATACCGCCACTATGGCGAAACCTACATAACATTTGAGTTCGGCCCCAGCTTCCATTACTTTTGGAGAAGCTGACAATGCTGCAGATACAAGAAGTCCAGAATTACTTCCTCTAACAGAACCAGTTGTCACAAACGCTCCTCTGACTGTAGAAGAAGATGGAAATGCTAACACGTTCGGAGCCGCAGTATTAGTCATTACTCCACTTACTGGGGCGGAAATAGTAATAGCTTGTCTTGCTCCGCCTACTACAGTATATACAGTGTCTTCAATACAATCAGCCAATAGAAGCGTCATAGTATCAGTTGCTAAAGGTGTGCGATTAGCACCATACACTCCTAAGTACCACGCTGTATATGCAGAACCACCATGAAAGGCAGCATTGAGCATATAATCAAGCCCAACATTAGGCATGAGATTCTCAATTGTTTCTACTGAGATAATCCGCCCATCTCTGTCAATATGTTCAAATGTGTAGGTGAATCCTACTCTATATTTTTCTTCCATCACTCTCCCCGCCGAATCACCTCGGCATCAAACCAACTAGTTGCAGCCATTGGTGAATCTACAGGCTGATGAAGACTTGCTATGAATTGACGAATACCATCTTTCTCCCGCACAAGTACAGAACCTGAAGCAGCATTTTCTACTGCGACATTCTCTTCCTGCATATTTTTACATTCTCCAGAAGGAGTACCTATTACCATTCCCCTAGTGGATTGCCATGCTACGTTTTCTGAATTAGGAAGTTTCCTCCCTGTTCCAAGTATCGCACCATAGGAAAACTTATCCTTAACCTCAAATCCCTCTTCCGGATTCCCAATCCAGAACTCTGTCCTATCTCCATAGGCGAAATAGATTCCACCAGTTACTGGTTCCATTATATCTACTGGATCTTCGAACTGCAAAAAGTTATCTCCGAGTCTGAACTGGTCAAAAGAATATGGTTCGGAGTACCATACAGTCCCAAGAGAATCTGCTATGTACTCCCTACCATTGTAGTGTCTCAGGATTCGTCCTGGTGGGGGAGAAGATATAACATGAGTCTCGAGGGTGTTTCCCTCATCATACCTCCCAGCCAGAATTGTATAAGTTGTATCTGTAGTATCTCCAACATGGTACAACTCACTACCATTTGGCGTACTAAGATATATCCTCGTTGCAACAACCTGAGGATCAAGTATAGCAGGGAGACCAAATGTAAATCCTGTACTGTCTCCAACAGATATACTAACCACACTCGAAGACCCCGACTCAACACCCTGCGAATCTACGAAACATAATGCTGCTTGGTACACACCGGCAGAGTAGGTCCCCGCAACTGCTTCAATAATTGGAGAACTCGGAGGACCAATTCCCCACCTATATACGTTTCCAGAAACTATCTTCCGATTCACAACTCCATCACTGAAATACAGGACACCATTAAAATAATCAAAGGTACAATAGGATCCTGTGATATCTCCAAACAGGATTGTTGAAGTGTTTGTGGTGGCATTAAACTGCTTAAGAAATGGACCTTCTACAAAGAACATTCCAAGTGGACAGTTATATCCAAACTTAGAATTGATACAAGAAAGAGCTTTTGACATCCCTTTCCTGGTTCTACAGAACCCAGAGTTATCCACATCCAGATTCACAAGATTTCTAGCAGTACCCTCGGGCAGGGCATGAGACTCCACCCTATTATTCATCCCCTTAAAGAATGGTCCGACTTTGACATCTAGTTCTTTCATATATTCCAGATGCTCCTAGACATCCCGCGGCGTCTGGCAGCAAGATACTCTTTGAGTTTAGTGAGACCCTTGTCATAAAATCCCTGCTGCACCTGAGTCTGAATTTTCGCCGTGTCATCTTCCTGCTCAATCATATCATACATAGCCATAGCAACATAGGGCTTAATCAGCCACCTATGAAGATGTTCTGGTATGTCTGTTGGTATATCTGTATCCTCCACAAGCACAGCAGGATTCTTATACAGAAGCATTGTTATTGCAGTAACATCCGCCGGGGTATTGGCATACCATAGAACATTTCCTTCCACTGCTAAAGCCTCAATTTCTCCCTCCGTACTGAAGTCATATCCTTCTTTAAGCAAGTCCTCGATTGTCGATTTAGTTTCTACTTCCAATCCCCCGACAGATGCGTATATCACCTTAGAGTCATAACCAACAGGGATAGATGTATATCCCTGTGCTGCTACCGTGTTAACGCTAACAATAGATTTGAGACTGGGAAGTATAACTCCAGGCTCATTAGCTATCGCAAGTACAGCATCATTAACGAGGCCAGGAACGAGGGCATCTATCTCTGGAGTCGAAGAATCGACTAGGAGGATAATTTCATCTTGGAGTTCCAAATAATTCATTCTAGCCTCGTTAATGATTTGAAGATGTTAACGTGAATAATTCACATCAATAGCTGGGAATCTTACTTACCTGCAGGTGTACACGGAACTTGCCAGTTACTGCGGTAGCAATAGTAGCGATTATTACTGGGACAGTGCTAGCAGCACCAACCAGAGTCAACGGATCAAGAGTACCAGCTGTTGACAGTGAATAAATATCAAAAATCTCTCCACCTGTTTCATCGGCCAGGGCTGTAGCCCAGAGCGTATCAGCTGCGGTAGTGGTCAGAGTGCCGGATTCTGCAGTAGTATCAAGAGGCAAAGTGCCATACCCAATATTTACAGAACCAGCATCCAACCTGAGAATTACATCCAGCGCGCATTTCTCAATGATATAAGTATTTGCATCCGGAAAGCTAAACAATACAGTCGTCCCTGCTGCAACATCAGCAACGTCAATCAATGCGGAAGTAAGCCAGAAAGTCTGTCCCTGCAAATTGTCCCGCGCATCAGTCCTACGTCGATCCTTAAAAGCCATCTCTTATCTCCTTAATTCTTAAGTTGAATATACTCAACAAATACCTGAAAGGTTCCTGCAGTACCAGCATTGTCGTTAGTTGTGACAGTGATTGCTCCGGCCTGCGTGAAATACTTCCCACCGGAGTTCTTTACAGCACCCTGGTTAATAGAAGAAGTACCTACATCAAGCGGGGCGAATACAACCTCAGACATGAAAGCATCTACATCTGTAGCCTCATTATTCCCGGTGAATCCTACTGTAACAATAGAACCAGCAGCACTATAAGCCACGGTCTTGTTTATGATAATGTTTGTTACCAGGGTATTCTTAGGGATTCTGCATACAGTATGTGTCCCATCGGCCGGAGTAGCAAGTACCTTGCTAGCCTTAGCCCAAACGACATCAGACTGTTTGCGTATTACGTAATCAGCCATTATATAACTCCTTAGTCGTTAAGACGAGTTGCGTAAGAAGTACCAACGATAACGCCGTAGTCTTCCCCGGTGGATTCAGCATTGGAACCAACAACAAAGCGGGTCTTTTTGATACCCATGATAGCGCCGCCTCTTACCATGACAAAGCGTTCTGCATCACGAGTGTAAGGTACAAAAGCCAGGGTAGTGGATTTACTTTCTCCTGCTCCACCCCACGCGAAACATGCAGCCTGAGCACCAAGCAGAACATTGCGATACTCATTTGCAGTAGTAGAACGAATACGCTCAGACTTGGCTACCAGCATCCCGTTATACTCGAACTCTACATTCGGCTGACCGAGTTTCTGCGCAGACCTGAGCATGTCACCCCAGGCACCCGCGTTCATATCAGCTTTGAGACGGTCAAAAACAAAGTTGTGAAGATACACACGATAGTATTTCTTGCCTCCAATCATCATCGGGCGCACACGATACCCGGTTGTATCAGAGATAGGTACTTCAGCCTGCTGTTTCATACGATCAAGAAAAGCAAGACCTGCCTCATGGGAGGCGTCGAGGGAGCCAGCAGTTCCACCATTGGCTACCAGAGCATGATTAGTGTCGGGGGCAACTGGATTCTGTGCAAAAGTCTTACCCGCAATACGGAAGGTAGTATCTCCACAAAGATGTGCCCAGATCATATCAGAAATAATCTCAGAATACCGTTGCTGCAGACCATCCTTACCCTCAACCATCAGGTCATAGGGAATACGCTGCTGATCCATCTTACCACCAGTATCAACGGCGAGGTTTAATTCCTCAATAGTCATAAAGAAATTACGAAAGCGCAACTTCTCTTCATTTCCTTCTACAGTGTCATCTCCAACAATACCTTCCTGAACAAGCGGAAGTCGGATACCGAACTTAATCTGGTCCCCCTCACCCTTCCCAAGTTCAGTCCTCATCTGGATAATAGCATCCTTTCCAGGACCTATCAGTTCAGTACCTTCTACACCCTTCAGAATCATGGGGAACAGATCACGCGCCCATTTCTTCCTGGTCAACGGATCATTAGTGACAAACAAATTACTCATTTACATATCTCCTTATGCAAGTTCGTTCTGCATATATTTCTCATATATTGCCGCAGGAACAGTGTCAAGCTTATCCTCCGGCAACGCATCAATTTTTGCTGCTGTCCAGCCCTCATTCCCTGCCCCGTTTCCACCAGGAATATTTCCGATAGACGGAGGGGCTTTTGGCGCGGCGGGTTTTGGAACAGACTCCTGCTTAGGAGCCGCATACTTAGGGTGATGCTGCTTTACAATATCGTATACGAATTTATAGGGATTACTTAAACTCCAGATATACTTCGTCACGTTGTCTATGTGTTCTGTAAGGCTACCACCCTTCTCCTGCATTTCCATCTTGGCCAGGGCGTCAACAGTGCGCTCGAAGTTGGTCTGAGAACACACATCTTCAAAATCCTGGTAGACTGGATTCACCTTCATAGTTTCTGCTAAGATACCAAGAACCTCCGCACGCGCAGGAGACACGATCGGTTCTTCTGTGCTCTCGGAAATACTCTCGTCAATATGCCCCGACTCGGTAAGACTTTCGGTCAACCTTTGGGATTGTCCTTTGAGTTTCTCAATCTCAAGAGCCTGTTCTCGTAGCAGCTGTCTCAAAGATGATATGGTTTCTGAAGTTGGATCCTCAGACTCTGGTTCAGGTTCCCCCGCCTCAGGCACTACAGGATCTTCTACTTCTGGTTCTGGCTCAGGTGGAGTCTCGGGTTCTACAGGAGGCTCTTCCGGAGTTTCAATCTCTTTACCAAGATCTACAACTTCATCCTCTTCTTGTTCCTCAAAAAACGCTTCAATGCCAGCCATAGTTTCCTCCAACTAGGGTTTGGGTTTTACTTCTGGTTTATTTAACTGCTTCTCTGAAATAGTGACTTGTTTCTCAAGTACAATAACCTTTCTTTCCTCAAGTTCCAGCTTCTTTCTCCGCTCAAATGTATCAAGGTCGGCTTCCTTTCTACCAGCATCAGCTTGTGCAGCTGCATTCTCCTTAACCTTGACCTGAGCAGTGTATGGAATATTCGCATACTCAAGCATGACTTCAGCTGGAATCGAGCCGGGGTTGTTATGGCTGAATTCTTGCAGAAGCTGGGCGATAGCGAGTCGAGTGGATTTCGTAACAACATCATTGTCTATTACTATGTCGAACTGTGCAGTTGTTATATCATTCCAGCCCTCGGCTTGTGGATTAAACTGGGAATTTATCTTTATAAGCTCATATCCAGTCTGCCCCTTGATACGTACAACCTGCTCCTCTGTTATGAATTGCTGTATGTTGCTGAGCAGGATCTTAGTGCAAATGTACTTGAATTCCTTGTAGTTATCAAATAAGCTATAAAGTACAGAAACAGAACTCTCATTCCGCATCTGAGCAGTAATCCCCGGCTCCCTTGTAGATGTCTGGATACCAAGCAGTGCATCCTGGATTCCAGAAGAATCCTTCATACTCTGCTGAAAGAGCCCATCAAGTTGAGAGTAAATATTTGGAATCTGAGGCTGTTGGGAAAACTTTATCTTTTCCAGGCCCCCACTCGCTAAAGCAAGGTGATATCCGGCTTTAGAAGAATTTTGCTCGTAGTCTTCAATATTTAGGACTGCCCCAACTTCGTGCATCAGTATGCCTTTCGGCGCGGTCTGGAGCAGATGAATCAATTGCCTACGAGTTGTATTAAGCCCGCGCTGAGGATCCTTCATAGGCTTTATTACAGACAATGGCCTATTGTTATCCTCGTCGTGATATGCTTCAAGGTACACATATGGGAATAGGTTATGCTTATAAATGCTCCGGCCCACATCCAGTATCTCAAACGCATTAAAGATAGCATAGTAGATTGACCGGACTAGATAGCTAGTGCTAGCTATATCTTCCTGATGTACTGTTCCACCATTAGGAAGCTGGAGCCCCTGTTTCAAACTTGCCTTAAAGTTCTTAAACTCAGACTCAAACATCTCTTCCTGCTGCCCAGTCAGTGGACTCAGGAACACTACTTTTTTCTCGTACTTCCTGAACCACGCTTCAACTACTCTATGCTTATCATTTGCCTGGTTGAAAAAGGTGGGAGTGTAAGCATGACTCTGCTGGACTCCAGGAAACGTATCTTGTATCACATTCCCAGAGGCATCTCTCGGGAACTTGAATTGATCCCATGCGGCTTCTATATCTTCTGCAGTGAACCACTTATCCCTAAAAAGGAACCTAGCATCAGTCTTATCATATTCTATGGAATCCGGATCACAGTGGATATAACGCCCCGGGACTCTCTGACTCTTTAGTTTATTTTCCTTATCCGTCTCATCCACATAGAAATGAAGCCAACTTTTACCACTTTTCACAGAATGTTCAAAGCAAGAACTCTCTTTCCGGTTCTGCCTCATCTTCTCCCGGAAGAAATCCACAGCACCTATCATTAACTCAGTTAAAGCGCCGTCCTCTATAGTCCGGGGCATCAGAGTTACTGCACCATCTAGCTGAGCACCCATACCAACCAGCATGTTAATCTTCGGCTGGACTTCATTATATGTAGTATTAGGCCTGTTCTGTGCTTCAAGAGCCATCTTTACTTCAAGGGTATCCTGGTCTCCAGCGTAGAACTTATAATCCTCTTCTGCCTCTTCAAGCCAGAGAGTCTCAGATGTGGAGTTCTCACAGTCCCCGAGCCACTTTACAAGCTGTGTATGGAGAGAGGCTTTCTGTTCAGGAGTTTCATACATATTACTGTACCATCCACATCTGTGAGTGTGAGGTTCCTATGGGAGTATCCCAGGGGCGCTTCTTTTTATTTTGCTTCTTCTTTCCGGCTCCCCAGAGCTGATGGGAAACACTGTATAGAACTTCTGAGACACCTAGAGCATCTGCTATGTTCGGGGAGGCAACTCCTCTCATACGCATTTGTTTCTTGCTTTCTACAACCACAGCCCCGTTGTTATCAAAAGAGTACTGGACTGAGCTAAGTTCATTTGCAAGAAGATCCCCATATGATTCTTGCAGCCCAGGGATCTTTACATCAGGAAAACTGTATTGTGCTTTCATACATTTTTCCCTCATCAGGCCCCACATTTCATCTCTGAGGCGATGGTATTCAGTAGGTTTCGAGGAAGTCTTTGCTACGTTTACACCGAAAAGTCCTGGCATGTGGCGCCTGGAAAGTATATCATAAACCCCGGCTCCTAACCCTATCTCATCTATTGCACATCCATCTGCCTGAAGTTCAGTATATCCCTGAGAAACAAACCCTGCTATGTCAACAGTATCCATTCCTTTATATTCATCCCAGATGTCGATTCGATTTCCTTTCCTGGGGAGTATAACACTGGAATCGTCTCCGTATCTTGCAACATCTACTCCTAGATATACGGGTGCTTCTGAATCTACTCCTATTTCGTTCCCTATACACTGTTGTGCCCAGGCCAGAGGAATGTAAGTTCCATCGTCTACTAGAGGAGGCTCGCCCAGGACACGAATGCGATAAATATTAGACTCCTTACCGTATTTCTCAGCCATGTACGCTGGATATTCAGGCTTAACATTTGTAGATTCCTCTGAGTTCCAATGCAGTTTATGCCATGCTTTAGAGATTTCCTTGTGAAAATGAGAATCGTAGAAATATCCGCTGCTTTTTGTCATATTACCTATCAGCAGGATTCTGTTGTTCTCCTGAGTTAAGGCACCTTCAAGCGGAATATAGACAGGATCAGGTACACCCGACGCCTCGTCTACTACAAAGAGTAAGTCATCTCCGTGGAAGCCGGCGAGGGTTTCAGCCTGGTCCTCTTTTGTAGCTTTTACAGAAGCAGATACAGCTCTACACCACCACTCCTTAGCATTTGAAACATGGAAGATTTTGTCTTTCTGGGAAACAAACTCTTCAGACAACATATCAGACTTCCGAGTCCACTTAGAAATTTCACTCCAGAGGATATCAGAAAGCTGCCTCGCGGTGGGTGCGGTACATACTACTTTTGCATTCCTATGTACTGTAAGAAACCAGTTAATTACCCAGGAAGCTGCAGCGTCTTTCCCAGTACCATGCCCGCTTCTGATGGTAATGCGCTTAATACTCTTGTCACCCAGGGCTCGCAGGAGGTCTATCTGCTGCTTCGAAGGTGTGACCTTGAGACATTCAGTTGCGAATATAAGAGGAGATTCTTTCCACTCTTTAAGTTTCGCTATGGCTGGACTGAGACTCATTGGATAGAATCCAGTATTGCTTTTTTCTTAGACTTATTCTTCTGAAGAGTATCTGCTGCGGCTTTAACAGAAAAAGGGTTTTTCTTCTTAATAGCATCTGTTAAAGACTCTGTTCCCTTCTTGAGCCAAGAAGGTGGGGACATTAGCTTTTTCATACTAGTTAAGCCTCGGGAGGTCCTCTTCGGCCTCCATCTCTATATAAGGTTCGGGGTGAGAATCAATTCCAATTTGTACTTCCTGCCTTTCAAGCTCTACAAGGTAGCCAACAAGACCTCTTATTTCTGTAGGGTTCCCAGTCATAACAAGCTCCTTGTCTTTTAGGATTTTGAAAGCCTGGACTAGCACGTTCAAAGGGGCTTCAGCTATCTTCTCGGGAGTAATGGCCTCGAGGATAGCATGCTGAAGTTCAGTTAATCTAAGGTTCTGGAGACTCCTGTACTGGAGTAATACTCCCTGATCTTGCTGTAATTTCGCAATCCGCTGCCTAATCGTGGGCGGGGTGAGTCCAGTATGCTGTGCTATCTCTGGGGGACTAAAGCCCCTCTCAAGTAGGTCAAGAAGTGTTTCTGTAGAAAGTTCTTTTGTCATTATATAATCTCCGGAATCTCCACTGTACGACCTACTAACTTATGTGTGCAGTTGTCGAGGAACTGAATCATTCCGTCCTTTACAAATGAGTGGCAGGTTCCTCTTATTTCTCCTGCTGGAAGGTTATGTAAAGCTAAACTTTCTTTTGGTTTCATCCTCACCTTTATACAGGATTGTAATGTTGGCTTATCAATATTTCCATTAAAAGCATGTGTACTGTCAAAAAGGTGATATTCCAAACAACCAGGACACCAGAATGCAAAGTCTCCTGGTTTTGATAAACTAATAACTTTCATTTATTATATCTCCAAACTACTTATATAGGGTTTCTTCCCTATTAGAATCGTATCATGTATTTGCCAGGCTGTCTAGGACAAAATGCGAAGTATGCTAGAAATAATGCTCCCGCGCTTTAGCAGTAAGTAGCAGGGCGGGCGGGTGGGCGCGTCCGTTGAAATACAGTATCTTATGCTACAGATCCTAATGTGAATCATGCACTTTATAATCTGTAAGAAGTGCGGGAGATATGGCGCCATGAAACTGCGTACTACTTTCAGTAAAAGATTCAACGGGAGGATAATCCACCTTGAGGTGTCGCTATTTAGGAGGAACCTATCGCCCCAAATGCCCGGCTACTTTAGGGAAGAAGAGTGCCGCAAGGCTGCATGCTATTACTGGTTCAACGGAAGGCTTTGGACCCAGATGGTCTGCTGTATAGAAGGGAAGGAAGGCGTCGTAAAACTACGTGCTGTCTAGAGGGCGACACGTCTGACGTGAGACGTCGTGCTACTTTTACAGTAACTAATTCGGCGGGTGCTTGGGACACTGCTAGTATTAGCTTCGCAGTAAGTCAGTTGAAAATAGAGATTTGTATCCTATGACACCTGTCTACCCATCGAACCGGGGTGGGGTGGGGCTATAGGGGGCCTAACGGCAGAACCATTACGAGCTATTGGCAGAGTGTGAATGGTTTGCATGATGTTTATGATGTGCATTATGTTCTTGACATTCCATGCAGAATTTGGTTATATGGAATCAACGAAAGGGGAAAACGGTTCCCCGGCTTTTAAACCCTCTTATATAATGAGGTTCTAACATGAGCGAGAACACTGAGAAGAAAGCGCGGTTGGCATGGGAAGTTAAAGACGGCTCTATGGTATGCACCTTCCCGGAAGTGGGGAAGCTGGAGTTTGTGTTCGGGAAGATAGAAGGGTATGCTCCTATCTCCTGCAAGATTCAACATGATCTTTTTGTCCATGGGCTGAAGCAGAAGCTCGCCGATTGTATCGCCGGAATGAAAGATAATACCTGGGAGGAGCGAAAAAAGTTTATGGGAGAGAAATGGGAGGAGATATATTCGGGGAAAGCCAGGACCAGGGCAAATAGTGCCGACCCGAAACTCAAACAATCTGATGTGTTTGCAGCTATTGATAAGCTCGATATATCCGATGATATGAAAGCGATTCTTAAAGCCCAGGTTTCTGGGAAATAATATTAACCTTATAAAACCGGATGCTTTGAAAGGTCAGGTTTGTTGGAGCCTGAAATGTCAAAGAAAATGAAGGATTTTAACCGAGGACTCTGTATCGGACAGGAACTAAGGAGCCAATGTGAAAAGGAGGATATGTTAATTATCCGCTCCATGCTAGGTTCTGGCCCGGAGAATATCTCCCAGGTAAAGAAATACTTCCACCTGGATTTTATCTCAAATAGGGAAATGAACCTAGGAATCTGGATTGTTCTAAAGTAGGACCGTTTCTGTAGTATATAAATCCCGGTTGCAGGAGGAAATGTGCCGGGATTTATGTATTTACATATTTACAAAATAAACCATATTTACCGTTTAACCATTTAAACAATGCACTTTTGCCCTAGGAAATGGAATGCATCATTTTGACATAATCCTAAACTGCTTATATAACATATCAGATCTGCTTATATTATAATACGCAGCTATATAACTATTTCTCCCAGGAGGGTATTTTATTATTGCCAGTAGGTAGACCCTAAATAAATTTTATTTCTATAGAAAAAAAAAAAAAAAAAAAAAAAAAAAAAAAAAAAAAAAAAAACTGGAATAAGGATAACAACTGTATTTATAAGCCCTAGGGACCTAGGAAAAGAAATATTTAGCAGCACTTAATACACCCGGAGCCAGCTGCCTGGGAGATAGTATAAAGGATATAATGTGAATAATGCACATTAGGAACTGGGTGTAAATACATAAGCAGATGTGATATAATGTATAAGGAGATTAAGAAATTGTTAAAATGTGTACACCCGAAACACTAGGGGAATGTTCATTGTTTAATCGGTTAAACGGTGTATGTGGTAAATATGATGCATAAATACACTCCTGTAACTATCTTCACAGATGTATATTATGTTATTGATTACTGGGGTAAAATGTGTTATATGTATTATATGAAATGGGATTTTACAAACACCCGCCCATTTAGCAGCAACATGGAACGAAATCCATGTTTAGCACATTACAAAAGGAGAATATTATGAAGAAATTAGAAGAAACAAAAACAGTAGCTTTGTACCACTGGGAACAAGGATTTTTATATCCAAAAACAGAATGGGAGTGTTATGCTTATTCTGAGTATGATTCTCAAGGAATACCAAAATATGCTGAGATAAGGCGAGTAGAACAAGAAGATAAATAGCACCACCTCAAGGGTGCCCTTATTCCTTTGAACCTACTAAAAGGAGGAAAGAAATGTCTCTGACAAGGAAGCAGGTGAAACTATATTGTAGGTGTAATGCAAGACAGGATTTTATGTATTATGTAAGAAGTAGTAGATATGATTTCCTGGATGATCCTCCTTGTGGCGTATGTTCTCAGTTTCCTTGGTACCTTGCCCCGAACCAGGAAGAGAACTTGAGACCCTTAAGGAAATGAATAGGTGTTAATATAAAAGGAGGAATAAAATGTTTGAGGGAAAAGTTATAAAGTATATAGCAACAACTGGAAAAGAATACAAAGGAAGAATCATCGGTTGTGTTAAAGATGTAGGAATAACAATTGTAGATGATACCAATCCTGGTGATTATTTGCACTGCCTTGTTATGAAAAATGCACCTAATTTCCATTCAGCACGTGGACAAATAACTAAAACACGGAAGTTATTTACTCAGTATAGAAAGGGAATTATAGCAGGTGTCATAGATCTATCATCAGAGTATGGAGGAGGAGTTCCATCTTCAGCCACTTGTCCATTCGGACAATAGGTGCTAGAAATGAAACTCCTCCTATTTTTCCAAATTACTACAATAATAGTCCAGCTTCTTGTGCCTGGACTCCAGGTGTATTTCTACTATGAGATAGGGTGCTAAAATGCAGAAACTAAAAAATGGTATCCTTCTCCCCGCGTACGGCAGGGACTACAAATCCGCAAACCAAGTAAAGAAAGCCTTTCTAGATGGAAAGGACTTTACCCTGAGAACCTTCGACCAGAGAGATGTTTACTGCAGCATAAGGGATTTTGCAATAGGTGCAATAGTGGAGCTTAGGTATAAGAACCTTTCCTGTGTTACAACCTTGAAATTAGGAGACTAGAGAAATGAATCCTAAAAGAAAAGTTAAGACAGTGACAGAAATTACAGAGTTTGAATTAACAACAGATAATATAGAAAGTATATTGAAAGAGTTCCTGGATTACCCAGATGATGTTGACTTTACGTGGAATATAGGTCAATGGGTTTCATTAACTGTTCGCATCACCGAAGAAGAAACGACTGTTGAGGGAGAAGAGAAATGAAAACACTTCAAGACTTCAAAGACGACCTAGCCCAGTCGATTTATGGTATGTCTACACAGGAAGCAAAGGAGCAGGGAATTTGTATTCAGTGCCACAAACTTGCTTTAGAAAACTGCTATTCACAAGCAGGTATAAGTGAATACAGAATATCTGGATTATGCGAGAAATGCTTTGATTCTATCTGCGGGGAGGAATAAGATGAACACACAAAGAACCCTATACTTCCTTCTCGGATTCACATTCGTAGCAGGTATTCTGCTTGCTATATATGCTCCCTCCCCGGCACCAGTCCAGGAGCAACTTACAAGCCACTTAACAGTTTTAGAGGAGCTTCAATAATGCCAACATCCATAGAGTACGAAACACTTCTTTCTGGAAACATAACTCCCGGGGAAGTGGTACGAATCAGTGTGGAATCTCACAGGGAATATCACTCCCAAAGGATGACTTTTTATAGAACCCTGAAACGCCTTAGGAGCCGGGGAGTTGATGTCTCCAGAATCCAGTCTCGAAAGATAGAGACAGAGAATGAAATTATACTTGAGATAGAAAATAAGCTCCCAGGTTCTACTACTTTTCTACGAAAAAAGCTAGGGGAAACAGAGTTCAAAGAAGTATCTCTGGATTCAACAGCAGAAGAGCATGAAGAAGAGGAATTTAAGAAATGGCAGGAGTCTATTAAAACAGGAGACTGATATGAACCTAGAATCTGCTATAGTGGAGAACCTAGTTATGACTCAAATACCGGAAGATGATTTAGAGTTACAAGAAGCAGCGAATAAGCTCGCTTCCCTGCTCGGGCTGAATAAGGCCTCCTTGGAGAACCTACTCTCTGGTAGCCTTGCCACAAAGGAAGTGAAGCCCAGGGTTCATGTTATAAAGGATAAGGAGTATATCTTGCTCCGCAAGGAGACTTGTACCTGCTGCTATACTGTTTCAATCCAGATTTTCATAATGAAACAACTGGGCTCAAGCAGTGTATTATATGCAGAACCTGTTTCTGAAATACCAGTTCCCAACTCCCGCCCAATTAGGGAAGAGAATGTTTTTAGTAAAACCTGCCCAGAATGTATCCAGAATCTAATCCTACTCTCTAAACTGGATTTGGCTCTAATGTACCTTGAAGCTATAAACAAAACCCAAGAAGTTCTTTCCCTAAATTCATGCCTCGTAGAAGACCTGAAGTTTCAGGCCTTACAAGAAGCTAAGAAAAGGAGGTCTCAAAATGGCTAAGAAGGATATTTCTATTTCTACAGCACTTAAGCGTATGAAGAAGCTTTTCCCAGCTGCCCATGTAGCTGTACAATATGAGGCTTCCTGTTTCGTGCATCTTCGAGATGATATGTACGAGAAGAAAGTATATGTTTCTCTCCCAGAACCCACCTGGAGCAAATCCTGTGTCTCCTTCGAAGAAGCAATCCAAGACATAATCCAGAAAGTAAAGGAGTTCTAACATGCTAGCCAGATATAATACACTAGAAGCAGTATGCTCCGAATGCGGCTCTCCTTGTCTCTGCAAGGCACTGGATTTTGGGATCGGGGGCTATGAATATTGGGGTTCCAGAGGAACAGATATACAACTTGAGGCTGCTTCAGACTGCTGCAAAGCACCTTGTTTTAAGCCCGAGACAGGAAAAGAAATAACTCTAACAGACCTGGAACTAGAAGGAGATTTCTGATATGGCCTCAATTCAGACTCTAACAAAGGAAGTGGAAAGGCTAGAGAAGGAGAATGTAGTCCTGAAGACCAAGATAGAGTTTCTTATAAACCAGGCAAAGTATATCTCCCATGCTATAACTCTTATGCAAAAAGCCGACAACCACTTCAGGAATGTTATCTTGGAGGATATGGAAAATCATTTAAGGGTGGAATAATATGGCTAGAACACCGAAAGCAATTCCCAAGTTAAAAGAAGAAAAAGAAAGAGTAAAGTTGTATGACACTGATGATATGGTAGAAGTCAAACCTGTTAAGTATAAGGTAACAGATTCCGACTTGATAATGCTTGAAAAGGCTTTATGCCTCAGAGCAACTACAGCTTTTGAAGAAAATTTACTAACAAACATCACAACTAGACTAAAAGAATATGGTAGAGCTGTTGTTATAACAGAGAGGCAAAGAACTGTTCTAGAGGAACTTGCGAATAGATTTGATCTTACGTATCAGTTTGGGAGGAAACTCTAAGATGCAGAAGAAACTAGACCGCATATCTAATCTCTGCGCCACAGTACAAACTCTGGAATCCGGAAAGCAGCACAATTCCACACTCCATATTTTACTAAGGGAGCTCTGCGCCATAGTCCAGTATCAAGATACTCAAATTCAGAACCTGAGGCTCCAACTCGGAGAATCCTCTAGACCGCTTCTAAAGAGGTAGAAATGGACGAGAAAGACTATATACTAAAAGCATCTGACTTGAAAAACGGAGAATCTCTATTCATTCCTGTTGCTACAAAAAAGGAGCAAATGAAGCTCTTCACCCGGCTCTGTGCACTGGCGGAGTCTTATATGCAGGAAGTGGATTCTACTATCTCTCTTGCTGTATGTAAGACATTTCAGGATAAAAAGCTTTGGATAAAGATTATTAAAGATAAGGCCCCAGACTCGCTATTTGTCAAGCAGGTAGATGGGACTGTTAAGAAGGTTTCTTTGTAGATCCTAACGTGAATAATTCACATTTACACCTTGAAAGGAGAACCAATATGAAAATCGAAGGTATCTCATTAACTAAAGAGATGATTCTTTCACCTGTATCATATAAACCTTTTCCTGATTGTTCTACAGACCAGATGGAAATTGGAGTTATCATTGACTGGAATGATAGTTTTGTTAAAGTGTTGTACTGCAAATCCAGAATAGTTCAGGCAACTAGTCCTTCTGATTTAGTATGGGGTTGACATGAAAAGACACAAATCTAAGATTCAAACTGATTCGCAAGAACGCAACTGGAACAAATTCAGACTCACAGGAACCATCTCACACCTCAGAAGCATCCTTGAAGGAACAACAACTGTGAAGCAGACTGAGATAGATAATCTAAGGGATGCTATTACTAAGATTCAAATCGTGCTCGCTAACTGGGAGAAGGTATAATATGGAATATACAGAAGATATTAGATTTATTCTTGGAAGACCAAATTTTTGGTGTGGCGCAAAGGCAATTATTTTACGACAGCGAGGACACGAGATACCAAGAAAAGCTGAGGATGAGCAGGCATACGTTATCTACTGGATGCTTAATATGTATAAACTGCATGGAGGTCGTTGGAAAAAGGCGTGTGAGGACTATTTGAATGGCGTACAGGAGACCAAATGAGAAAGCGTGAATACATAATGCTAGCCCATCCTGCAGAAGAGAAGAGAATCCAGAATCTCGGCCCACTCTTCCTCTGTCAACCCAAACTTAACGGAGTACGGTGCATAGCAGAATATTCTGACGAGTGGCATGAGTGGATACTTCGATCAAGTACTGGAATGATTAAACCTTTTTTGAACCACATTAAAGAGGCTTTGAATCATCTACCAGGACATACATACGACGGGGAGCTTTATATCCATGGAAAGTCCTGGGCATACATTAACAGCATTGCGTCAAGGACAGAAAATCCTTCCCCGGCTGAATTGGAGCTGGAATACCACATTTTTGACATAAAAAACCAGAAGCACCAGACAGCCAGAAGTATAGAACTAAACGAGATAATCAGCTTCGTAGTAGAAAGAGAAGGGCTGACACCTGTAAAGATGGTCTCCACTGTAGGAGGGAAACCAGACGACTGGAAACAGATTCTTGCAGAGTTTACAAAGAATGGGTATGAAGGGATCATGTTTCGGAAGCTGGATGGTATGTATGAGGAGAAGAGGTCTAAGAATCTGCTAAAGTTTAAGCCGACTCTTACAGACATATATCGTATAACAGACCTAATTCAGGGCAAGGGCTGGTGCTATGACAGACTCGGGGCGTTTGAGGTAGAATCCAAAGATGGTTCCAGGTTTCAAATTGGTTCTGGAAAGACCTTAACAAAAGAGAATAGATTAAAATACTGGCTTGATAGGGAAAACCTTATAGGCAAATACATCCTTGTAAAACATGAATACCTTGTAACCGCAAACAATCTCCCCCAATGTGCGGTGGCCTTGGAGGTTCTCACTGACTCTCAGGTTGAGGCTTTCAGGAAAAAGAAACACGAAGACTTGCTGTAGGAGGATATATGTCTGAACCATTTGTAGGCTTAGATATTGCAGAGGTAAAAGACATAACTGTTTTCGCCTGGCGAGACAGATCAGGAGTTTTCCATGATGTTAGAAGAATGACAACCAGACATCTTTATTATACCTTACTCATGATATGGAATCATTCAGCACAGGAACACCTTAAATATAGACCGTTTAAGGAATATGACTTTACTCCATTCTATACCAAGGAGTACTTTATAGAGGCAGTTCCTTTTCTCCTAAGAGAACTCCAAACTCGTGATCTCCCTGACCAGTGGAGAAATCGACTTATTGATATGTCTCGTAGTGTTGTATGTATGAAAGATCCTAAAATTAAGTGCATACAGCACAAATAAATAATTTTCCACAGGCAGTAAAATAACCCTTGTGTTCTGCAAAATAGTATGGTTATATACATACATGCAACGGGGAATAGTCCCCATCACACAGACCCTTTATTGGAGGATTCAAAATGGCTAAGAAAGAGCGTAGGTTGGAGAAGAGCATTAATTATGAGACTGGTGTGGTAACTGTCAAGGTACTGTCCACCGGCGCAGAGCTGGTATGCGATACCTCAAAATTGCCAGAGGCTATCAAGGCCAAACTCATTCCCCTGGCGATCAACCACCGTATCGGTGATTCCGCAGCTGGCTTGGACGGAGCTGAAGCCCTGGAGTCTATGACCAAGGTCTGGGAAGGCCTGATGGCAGGGAATTTCAGTATCCGCCAGCCTGCCAAGGTCGGGATTTCCAAAAGTGCAATTGTTGAAAAACTTGCTTCCCTCACCGGGAAGGAGGCCACCGCCGCTGCAGAGCTTCTCAAGAAACTGGGTATCGAGCTGTAATCCCGAACTTGTAGAAAGCTGCTGTTAAGCTTCAAGCGTAATAACCACATACCTAGAAATAGGATGGGGTTATGGCACTGAAACCTGACCAAAGAGTGCTTACATAGTGAGACTGTAAGTTAAATGAGGACTGTGTGGAACAGCAGCTTTAAGCTGATATGAGGAACTAACAGCTCTTTGGTCTTTTAAGTCCTCTCGCTTGCGAGAAAGGCAAACCTCAAGTCCTCTAAAGGAGGCATTTCATGATTCTGAAAATAGACAATTCCAAACGCAGTACAGCAGTAACCTGTATGCAGAAATACTTCCTCCGCTACATCAAAAACCTTACCACAATCCACGGCAGTACCGCCCTTCGCTACGGTTCCACCTGGCATGCACTTAAGGAAGGATATTATTCTTCTATCAGAGATAATGGTTGGGAATCACATCAGGATGATCACATCCAAGCAGCTATTAATCTTGCTACTAAAGTCTGGAATGAAGCATCTTCCAAGTCTGATTTCTATGACGACTATAGAACCCTTGAGAACTGCTTCCAGTCCTTCGTAGAATATCTTGAAATATTCCAGGCCGACAGATTCATGATGAACATTATAGAGTCTGAGAGAATCTTCGACATACTGATGAATCTCACCCAAGAGGAGAGAAAACTCTACCCATTCCTTGCAGTCCTTGAGCTTCATTTCACTGGTAAGCTCGACTTGGAAGTAGAGTTAAGTGGGCAGCATTGGATCATGGAAGAGAAAACAACTGGACAACCAGCACAAATTCAAGCCAAGAGACTTCAACGGAGTGCTCAGGTTATTGGATATACTTGGGCGGGGAAAAAGATAGGTAATGATATAGTAGGTTCCCTTGTATCTATTCACCAGCTTACTGCCAGGAAGGTAAAGGACGGGGGCTATGGTAAAGTAACAAGAGAATTTATCAGGCACCCGAACATCTTCTCTAATGCAGACCTTCAAACCTGGAGGCAGTCATATCTCTATACCTGCAATCGTATTGCTGAAGCAGAAATAACTGAAACATATCCTCAGGAATTCGACTCCTGCTATCAATTCGGGGAGTGTCAATTCTGTAAACTCTGTGAGCAAAACCGTCCGTTTGAGGAACTCAATACTACTGGATTCAAAGTGGAAAAATGGGATGTACTCGAATCCAGCACTGGAGACGCCCCTATTATTGAAATAGAGGCCTAGGTAAATGTCAATCACTGGTAGAAGCAAGATATACCGTATTAAATGCAAGTGTCCTATGTGTAAGAAACTTTACCAGGACACTTCTGAAACAGAATTTACAAGAGTCTTCTACCAGTATTGTCAGATATGTGGATTAAAAGTCAGGTTCATACCTGAACAGGAAGTTCAAAGGATGCCAGCTCTGGGGAATAATTCTACCAGAGGTGCAGTTGAGGAATAGAAATAGGAGGATATATGGAACTCAATAAGGGTGATAAGGTACAAACGACTGATGGAAGTTATGCTGTAAAGCTCTCAACAGTGGATTGGAATGATGCTTATATTAACTCTCCAGCAAGAAAAGGAGAGGTATTTACTGTAATTGGTTTCACATATTCAGAATTACGTACAAAACGATCTGCCATTGATGTTCATGACATAGTGATAAAATCCAACAGTACAGGAGAATGTTATCTTCATTCCAGTTCTATGGTTAAAGTTATAGAACCACCCAAATGTCCTTGCTGCAATAGACCACTGGAGGGGTAACAGAAATGCCAAATGCAAAAGACTTTACACTTGAAACAAACTTCATTAAGGTCTTCATAGTAGGAGACCCCGGGACAGGTAAATCCATCTTTGCCTCTAGCTTCCCAGAACCAATCTACCTCTTCAACTTCGGAGACACAGTACTATCCTACAGGGGCAAGGATGTGGATTATGAGGATTATGGGAGCACTGCAGGAGGTTGGGTCAAATTTGAGAAAGACCTTAAGAGGCTCAAGGACCTTATAAAAGCCGGGGAGTTCAAGTATAAGACTGTAGTAGTGGATGACACAACAAGCTGGACAGACCTCGCAATGGGGAGGGCAATGCAGCTAGATCCTAAAAGGAGCCCTACTGGTGGCCCGATGTGGAATGTTCACTATGGGATGGTAAAGAACCTGATAGAAGGCAACCTTAGGCAGATGCTTGAATTCCCCTGCAATCTGGTAGTAATAGGGCATCTGAATAAGAACCTGGATGCAGACACTGGGGCTGTTATTTCTATAGAGCCAATGCTCACAGGCCAGCTTAGTACAAAAGTACCTTCCTACTTCGATGAAGTCTACTATTCTATAAGGGAGACTATAAAAGGCCAAACAGAATTTAAGCTCCTTACAGTAGGAAAAGGCCATCTCAATGCACGAAGCAGGTTATCAGGTAAGGAACACTTTCTTCCTGATAAGATAGATAATAACTACGATACACTGATGGAGTGTATGAAGGGGGTGAAATAGATAATACGTAAATCCAGACACAGGCATTAGCCACCTATGAATCCATACAATATCTGTGTGATATGTGCAGCGAAAAGCCTGATGTGCGCGAGAGTGCTGCAGCTCCTTCGGGAGCATCTTATGTGAATAATTCACATTGACACCTACGAAACAAACCAACACCTAACAAACTAACAAAAGGAACCTACCCAAATGGCTAAGAAAAACGACACCAACTACGACCCTAACACCGACTTCAACATCCTTGAAGAAGTAAAAGAGCCTGGCCTTATCCCTGACGGAACCTACCACGGCTCGATTACATCTGTAGCATACGACCGGGAGAAGTTCACAATCAACTGGCGTGTTACCCTCCTGGAAAACGGCGGCCTTTGCACTGACGACGAGACCCCTGTTGATGGTTCCACCTTATTCTTTACCAACTGGCTGCCAAAACCGGGGGATGAGTCTGAAATGATAGCTTCTGGCCGCATGACCAAGCGCCAGAGTAAAATCAATCAGCTTGGTAAATTCATCACTGGAATGAAACTCGACGAGACTTCCATCTCGGCCATCGCAAAGGCCATTGAAGATGCTGAATATATCGGCCTGGAAGTTACGATTAAAGTCGGTACCAGTGAATACCAGGGTGTAGTACGGAATGAAGTTAAGAATATGATTGCAGCCTAACATAACATAGGATTATTTCTAATAGAGGGCAGGGTGCTAACAACATTCCTGCCCTTTCTTGTTTATGGAGTATGAAATGCCGAAAGGAGATATAAGATACCCAATAAACTACTTCCATAATGGAGTTAAAGTAGCCGGCCGGAGTGAGGATAAGATCCCTAAAGAAGGAACAAAGAGGCGTTTCAAAGGAACCCTTTATACTATAAAAAGCTTCTTCGTAGGTAGAGGGTTTGTACAGGTTGAGTTGGAAAAGGAGGACTAGATGAATGTAAATATTATGATATCTGAACAAAAGACTATCGACTTGCCAGAAGAACAAGTCAGGGATATAGTACGAAGATATCTTAAAAACGAGTTTCATCTCAATAGGTTTGAAACCCTAACAATTACTGATGGGAAATTAGAAAATAATTACGAGGCCATAACTTCTCATAGGTTTGATGTGACTGATACAGTACGAGTAGCAACACCTGACGATATTCTTATAGTAGAGATCCTCAATAAACTGAAACTAAACTATTAGGAGAAATAATGCCAGGACTATACGATTTACGTCAGGACTTTAATAAGCTAAATCCTGAAGAAAAGATGCACTTTATAAGGAGCTATAGAAAGCGCAGAGCAGAGGACTTATCCAAGCCCGCAACATACGGCAAGAAGGCTTCTGCAGAAACAGCGTCTATAACTAAACTCAAGAACTTTGGTTTAACCTCGGAGGAAATAGCGATTGCTAAAACCCTCGGCCTCAAGCCAAAGGATCTTGCCATACTTAAGGAGAGGGCTAATGCTAGTTAAACCATCTGAAGTGAAAGTCCGTGAGGGCCTTGAGCGTTTCCGCAAGGACCTAGGAAACCTAAAAGAACTCGCTGACTCCATTCGCATCTACGGCCAGATCCAACCAATAGTAGTAAACCAGGGCATGGAGCTTATAGCCGGCGGGAGAAGACTCGCTGCTTGTAGCCTGTATAATATGGATGTGGAAGTCAAGATAATAGACGAGAATGATTCTCTTTCTATGCGGGAGATAGAGGTAGAAGAAAATGTCCAAAGACAAGACTTCTCCCCCGCCGAGCATGTACTTGCTGTAAAAGAACTCCACGAACTCAAGTGCAAAATCCAGGACCAGAAAACTGGAATCCCCTGGACAATGGATGATACAGCAAAGATACTCGGGAAAGACAGATCGTCTGTTTCTAAAGACCTCGACCTTGCGGCCATGGTTACTGCTTTCCCCTCTCTAGAGAAATGTAAAACAAAAAAGGAGCTTCGCTCAGCATCTGAAGCCTTGATGAAGCTACTTGATAGAGCCGAAAACATTTCCTCCTATGAGTGCACTATCCTTGCATCTGACAGAGTAACACTTTCAAACAAAGATGCTGTTGAGTTCATGCAAGGTCTTGAATCTAATTCTGTTGATATCCTTTTATGTGATCCTCCTTATGGGATAGATATAGCTAATGTCGCTATAGTTGCAGGTGGCGAAACGGGTGGAGATAATAACCAGGGCTTCACATATGAAGACACTCAATATGTTGCATTTGAAGTTATCGAAAAGATAGCCAAGGAATCAGGAAGATTCTGCAAAGATACTGCGCATCTGTATATGTTCTGTGCTCCAGAATACTTCCATGATGTTGTTGGTATTCTGACTCTAGGTGGATGGCAGCCTCATGTGCGCCCTATTATCTGGGCTAAGCCGGGGGGAGGACAAAGTAACATGCCTGAAAGATGGCCCGTTTCTTCCTACGAAATGTGTATATATGCTAGGAGAGAAAACACAAAGCTACTCTATGCTAGGCCTGATGTACTGAATTACAGCAGGGTCCAGGCCAAGGACAAGATTCATCCCACACAGAAACCAGTAGATATGCTCCAGGACCTTATCACCCGGAGCGTCCACCCTGGAGCCGTCCTAGTAGACCCCTGTATGGGTTCTGGTTCAGCTATTGTAGCAGGTCTACGGGAAAAACTAATATGCTACGGAAATGAGTTGCTTCTTACTGCATATACAGCCGCAGCTGATTTTATAGCCGGGGAGTTAAAGGAGACTGAAGATGACAAAGCCTAACCTAGACAAACTGAAAAAGAAGCAGAAAGAAACCATCCTGAAATACACAGAGGACGCGGTACATAACCTTCTGTACCACGACAGGGCAGAAGACAAGGAGATAAGTTCAGCACTTATATTCGAGCTTCTGGGTTCTAAGGATATAACAACCTCAGAAATTATTAATGCTTTCGCTAAGGAACTTAGGAAGGAGACTACCTAAATGGACGTAAAAACTATAATTCCCTCGACCAGGGCTACTATAATGATAGTGGGTGAAGCACCTGGAGAGGTAGAAGAGAAGTGCGGTATGCCTTTCGTAGGCAGCGATGGCACAACTCTTAGGAAGATCCTAACCCAGGCTGGTATATTCTATGGAGAATGTATCATAACAAATACTTCCTGCAGGAGAATAAAAACATTCTTTCTTGATAAGAAGCAGGAGAATCCAACCCCCGACTTTGCTTTACAGATAGCTAGACTTAAGGATGAGATAGAAACCCTAAACCCTAATATCATAGTCGCCCTTGGAGCCATACCATTAAGAGTTCTCACTGGCTTGTCAGGCCTCAAGGCTCTCCGAGGCACCATAGTCCAGTCTTCTCTTGTGCCGGGGAAGAAAGTCCTAGTAACCTACCATCCCAAGGCTGTAACATACGACTGGAGCCTGTTCTACCAGTCTGTAATGGACTTCAGAAAGGTAAGACATGAGTCTTTGAATCCAGAGTTTAGAGAATACAAAGCTGAACTCAAGGTTGCTCCAGGGAAACAGGACATACTTCAGTACCTTGATTTTCTCTACGAAAACAGGAAAGAATTCGTAGTCGCCATTGACCTCGAACACCTCACACCCGGAGCCCACATAAGCTGGTTCGGAATATCCCATAATGAAAACTTCGGGATGTCAGTCAGGTTCATAGAGAACAGAGTCCAGTGTTTCCCCGAGATGGACGAGGTAGAAATCTGGGCATCTATTGCAAAGCTCTGTAGCTCAGGAATAAAACTTGTATTCCACAATGCTTCATATGACGTAATGAACCTCTGGCATAATCAAGGAGTCTGGTGTGAAAATATTCACTTCGATACCCTTCTCAGTGCCCACGTGTTATGGCCCGAATTTCCAAAGGATCTGGGTTACTTATGTAGTATACTCCTCAACGTCCCTGCTTGGAAACACACATCGGGTAATCAGTACGAGCACGGAGAGTACAATGCTCAGGACGCTGCAAATACACGGGCGTTATACGACAAGATGTCCCCGCTAATAGCAGCAGACGAGAACTACAAAGTAACCTTCGAAAGGGAAATGGCTCAGATAGAACTCGCGGGCTACATGCAGCTCCGGGGAGTAGAGGTTGATCCTGCACAGAAGGAAGCTCTCCACAAAGAGTTCTTCGAGAAAATGACAGCCATTGAAACCGGCCTTAGCACCATATTAAAAAAGGAAATAAACTTCAGTTCTCCAAAGCAAATGCAGGAACTTCTCTACGTAGACATGGGGTTGCCTGTGCAGTACAAAAGGAGAAAGAGTGCTGATGATCCTAGGGTTGTAACAACTGACGCCGAGGCACTTGAGAAGCTATACATAGCAACACAGGATCCTGTCCTGAAACTCCTGCTGGAGTATAGGAAATACAATAAGATTCTACAATCCATTAATATCGAGCTCTCTCCAGAGAACAAGGCCCATACTTCCTATAACATCTCAGGCACTGAGACTGGTAGATGGAGCAGCTCCAAATCCATCATCCTAGACTATGGTTCTGGTAATCTGCAGAATGTGGATCGTAGAGTACGGAAGATGTATAGAGGTCCTGCTAACTGTCGCCTTATACAGGCTGACTATATAGGCGCAGAAGCTCATGTAGTTTCACACCTTATCCAGGATCACAAAGTAATAAAGGCCTTCGACGACGGAACAGATATTCACAAGTTAACTGCTTCCATAATGTTCAATGTTCCTTATGATGAGGTAACACCTGAGCTTAGAACAATAGGAAAGACTATTAGGCACGCTACCAACTATAGCGCGGGGCCTGCAGTACTTCAGAGTAAACTTAAAGTAACTCTTAAGGTAGCCAAGGAGTACCTCACAAGGTTCCAAAATGCTACCCCGCAACTTGCCCTCTGGCATGAGAAACTCAGAGCCAAACTATCCGAAGACAGGATACTTGTAACACCTTTGGGTAGGAAACGTATCTTCATGGATAGGTGGGGAGACCAGCTTTTCAGAAGCGCCTATGCTTTCGTACCACAGAGTACAATAGGAGATCTGCTTAATATAAGCATGACAGATTTCTATGAGAAGAACAAGACTGAGAAAGGGTTTGGGCTCTGGATGCAGCTCCACGATGCCATATATGTCTGGTATGATCAGAACCTTGACCCAGTCCCCATAGCCCAAAAAATGCTCGAGTCCATGCACCGTCCTATCAAACTCCCTCACATTGACCTCTACATAGGAGTCGACTTTAAAGAAGGTGAAAACTGGAAAGAAATGGAAGGGTTAAAGATATGAGCCAAAGACTTCTCCCCGACTTCTTAACTGCGTATCGACAATACACAGAGAACACAGAAAGCGCGAGGGTCTTTCATGATTGGGTAGGTATTTCCCTGATCTCAAGTGCTCTACGTAAGAAAGTAAAACTTCACCTAGGAAGGCTAAGAGTCTATCCTAACACGTATATTGTACTGGTAGCTGAGCCGGGGAAGGCTAGAAAGTCTGTAGCTATATCCTACGGTTCTCCTATTATAAAAGCAGTAGAAGATATAAAGATAAGTGCAGATGCTATAACGCGGGAGGCACTGCTTCAGGACCTAGAGCTTGCAGCAATAGATTCTCCAATGCCGGATGGGAGGATGTTCAAGCACTCTTCCTTGTCTATTATCTCAACTGAGTTCGAATCCTTTCTAGGGCAGAAAACTGAGAACGCAAAGATGCTTGTCCTCCTAACTGACCTCTTCGATTGCAGCGAGGCACCATGGAAATACCGAACCAAAAACTCTGGCAATACTACGATACCATCTGTGTACTTGAATCTACTTGGTGCTACCACACCAGAGTCTTTAGCAACTGCATTACCCTCACAAGCTATTGGCGGCGGCCTGACTTCACGAATCATCTTTGTCTGGGCGGACAAGAAGGAGAAGAAAGTCCCGATACCCTTCGAGACTCCAGAGACAATTGAGTTAAAGGAGAAACTCAAACACGATATGTTTCTGATAGCCCAGATAGCGGGGGATTATATCTTCTCTAAAGAAGCCACATGCTTCTGGGTAGAATGGTATAACAAGTATGAAGACCTGGACATAGGTCGAATCTGTAACGACCCATCCTTTAATGGATGGTATAGTAGAAAACCAATGATGATACTTAAACTGGCTATGATATTTGCTGCATCTGAGTCCGGGTGTCTTGAACTTCAGGTGCATCATTTGGAGAAGGCTATCGCTAAAATAACACATTCTGAGGAGGGAATGGGAAATGCTTTTAGAAGTGTAGGGAAGTCTGCTATTACCGGGGAGGTAGATACTGTTATGACCATAATAAGATCTCATGGAACCATAACAGAATCTAAGTTAATGCGTGCTGTGTGGAGGGACCTTGATTCTATCAAGTTCACAAATGTAATCCAGACAATCCTATCAACTGGTAGGGTTAAGAAGATTCTTGGAGCTGATAACGTACCTGTTTATCAGTATATTTCAGATTAGAAAAGGAGAGATGAAATGAATTTACAAGAACAGAATCGAATGATAGTAAAAAAATACAACCTCCGTAGTGATCATGATATACTGAATTTTGTAAATAATCTTGCAAAAGAAGTAGAGTACTATAAACAATTCGCGCCGAGAGTACGAGAACAAGAAGGCCTCAAGCATGATTCTGGAAAACAGAAATACCATGCCATGCCGCTCTGTGTCCTTGGTCCACTTGCAGATACATTCACGGCGGGAGTGAAGAAGTATAAAAAGTTCAACTGCCTCAAACCATTTGAGGATTCAGACTCCAGGTTCTGGGATGGAACTATGAGACACCTGGAACAATGCCAACTTGATCCTCTTGCAAAGGATACAGAAACAGGATGCTACCATGCAGCACAGGCAGCCTTCAACATCCTACTTCGACTCTACCATGCGCGGCTTGAAGCAGCACCTAATGTGAATAATTCACGCGACGATCTGGAAGAAGACTTACTAGATGCCCTCAAGAATGGGCTAGGAGAATGACCTCCGTAGAGGGCTTCATGTGGGTTGTTCTAACTGTCTATCTCGAGGCCAGGGGAGAACCTCCCGCGGGGCAGAAGGCAGTTGTAAAAGTAATCCTTAACAGAGCCAAGAAACGGAATTGGCCACTTGCAAATATCATCTTCTCTCGGAAGCAATTCTCTTGCTGGAATGATGGCATAGACGGATTAGTAACTAAAAGAAAAGGTTTCTCCGTACCGGCAAACTGGATAACGGAACTTGTAACCCTTGCTTCAGTATATAACAACTGCATTAACGGAGTCAACGAGTGGCAGGCGGGGAAGAGACTTAATGGTGCTACACACTACTACAGTCCGTCTGGAACAAAAGGAGGAAAGCCGTACTGGGCAGATTCAATGGAGTATGTTGCAACAATAGATGATCATGTGTTTCTTAAGGAAATCTAAAAAGAAACCCTATACTAAATACTCCTAGTATAGGGTTTCACTTCTTCACCATCTCACTTTCACTCCCGTCCGTGTATCCAGATGTGTAAACAACGTATAGGTTCCTATCCCATACGTATCTCCATACTCCTCTTCCAGATACAATCTCACAATAATAGGATCAATATGGTCCAGCCTTACATCCGCCGCCCTACCTTCCATGTGCTTAGATCCAGGAGAACCATTTACCTGGAGGTTTCTCTTAAGACACCTGCACCCGCTTATGATGTAAACTCTGGTACAGAAGTACCTCCTCAAATCCTCTAGTACTTCCAAGAGTTCCGCATCCACTGTATCAAACCCGCATCCACACTTACAGGCAAATTCTCGCCTGGAAAAGAATTCACTTTTCATAAGCATCCCTAATTAGCCTTCTTCTTCTTCCCGGTATCTTCAAACTGCATATATGTCAGGGTCTTAATACTCGAAGTCATCTCTGCCATAGACCTAAGATACGCCTCATGCCTTTCATCTGCTCTGGCTTGCCCATTTGACAATTGCTCAAACTGTTTCCCTATAATCTTTATCTCCGCAACAGCAGATCCAAGTCCAGTTGTGTACTGTAAAGTCAAATCATTCTTCACAATATTTATATAAGCATAGGCCCCAAATACAAATGCCGTAATAAGAAAAGACCAGCCGATTATCCTATTTTGCCAAGTGAGAATTTTTGGAATACTGTCAGTCAGCACCTTCATACTCTCTCTTCTTTCTACTTCTACTCCATGTAAGGCGCACGTTCCGTCCTCTCCGTAGCTGCACCTATCCATCTTATGCTCTTCTACCACAGGTCACCTCCGAAGTCATCATGCACCTCCTCACTAGATTCTTCCCTGACTATTTTATTCTGAGCATCTGTTATCTTCTTAATCCGTGACTTCACAACAGGATGATACAATGGATTTAGCAACTCATCTCTCTTCGAGAACCAAGAAAAAAATAAGACTCCCATTGTGCTAACCGCTGTAAGATACGCTGTCATGGCTCTATTCAGTGCCCTTATAGCATCCCAGGTGTCAAGATTCGAAGCCATAATAAGCTCCGCACTATTAAGAAACAACCTCCCATTCGCACCCATGAAGGCTCCAAAAGTATTAGGAGTAACAGCCCATTCTACATCATGTATAAAACAGGCTGGAGATATCCGTACGCCTCTTATAGTATCAGAAACTATTGCATCTCCTAAGCCCTCCCCCGATCCGCAGAATGTTGGCCACTCTTCTGGCCTTAAATCATACGGCCATACGTACTGTAAAAAGTCCGGGGCTGAAAGAGTTGCTCCCCAGCAGTGTATCTTTATATAATTCATCCTACTCCTTTTCCTTGCAGAACTTTACACCACCAGGAAGCATTCCAAATCTATCACAACCTTTCCCTTGCTTCCCATTACAGTCAAATGAAAAGCAAGAAAACATTTCTGGACAGTACCTATCTCTTACATGAGTCAGTCCAGCAGAATCTTCAGCAATAGTTTCCAAACTAACATCTGCAATAACTCTCCCCTCCAAGGCAGCCTCACTAACCTCAGTCCGCACAGTCATCATCTTCATTAGGTGTCCCACATACTGGACAATGCCCGCCGTAATACTTATGCCCGCAGTTTTCGCAAGTTGTCATTAGTTATTGTACCAGAGGGTTACTGTGTTACTCTTATCTCCATATGGAGCATGTAGGTAAATCCCACCATGACTTGTACCAGTATCATTATCACCTTCTCCGTTAGCCCCTATACCAGGTTTAAAAACAAACCCATACATAGGAGCCTTACTATTTCTTCCACAGGATTCCTGATCCCTACAATTTCTTGAAGTATCTTTTACTGTGAACTCTTTCCCACTGGAAAATACAAACTTAATCTGAGAACCATATGAAGGACCCTTCCCTGAAATCCTCCAGGCCTTTCTCCCTCCATTCCTCTCCCCGTAACTCGTAAACTCCTTGCTCTTGCTATACCCAGTAACTGGCCCGGCGGGTGTAGAGGGGTTACTCTGTGTTCCACTCGAAGCAGTCCACACATTTCCATCTGAAGTCTTTATAACAAAAGCAAGTGGTCTAGCATATTGGTCTCCAGGCTTTGACATCAGGAAAACAGAAGCACCCTTATAGGACTTCCCCAACCTAGCAGCTTCTCCATTCACAGAAACAGAAACAACCGTTCCTTCTGGTATAGTCCTGAATAAAATAGCAGCGCTTCCATTCCCCTGATCGCTGTCTCTTTCAAAGGTTATCTCATGTGGGAATACTTTACTTGTAGCAGGTGGTACCACAATAGGTGGGACAGTAGGAGTTGTTCCTCCAAAGTATGTTTCACAAGCTACTTTACATTCCTCTAGAGTATATCCAAAAGAAGTAAAAGGGATTCCTAAAATTAGAAAGAAAACAAGTAACCTAAACATATCAGTCTATCTCCTTCACATCTCCTACAGGTGTGTCAAGGCTCGGAGGGAATGTTCCAGTAGATTCTGTAGGAAGCTTAGATACTGCTGGCGTAGTAGTTGTAGTTGTCGTAACAGGAACTGTGGCAACTGGGGCTGTAGTTTCTACAGTGGAAGTAGTTTTGGTTTTAATAAGAGATCCTATATCAGGCAAACCCTCTTTAACCTTATCTACTACTGTTTCAAGCAAGCCACTAAAATCCTGATTCGCTACCTGATCTGTTTCAGTATCCAGCTTCGCTCCATCAGCTTTCTGTACCATAATATTTACAACTGTGCTATGATCACTCGCTGTTGGTCTCAGGTCAAAAGTAATATTCGTTTTCTTTGTTGCTCCAAAACATCCAGAGAGTAAACCCACACACAAAATACTTACACAAGCAGAAGCAAATTTCATACATCCTCCAAGATTAAATTAATTACGTTTGAATCCGCTAGGCGCAGCGATCAGTTTGATGATGTTGCTATCGCCGGAGTATTCAGGGTTGGCAGGGTCTGATTCATCAACAGCTCGAATGAAGAGGCGTTGTGATTTTGCTGAGTCGTAGGACAGTGTGGCTGTGGCGAATCGTGTCGTCTTTGGAATATTGTCAATTACCACAGTTGCTGCCGAAGGCGTAAGCGGGAGAGCATACTGGTAGATTTTGAAGCCCGTGATATCCGCTTCCTCGGCTACAGTGTATGTCCAGGTGAAAGACATTTGCCGCGTGATAGTGCCAGCGCTAGAGATATCCGCCCAAAAAAATATCGTGAGCAGTGCGGCCAGAATCCATAGCCATCCTTTTGTTACAAGAGTTTTCATCTCGATATTACCTCCGTAGTTTTCTCATCTACAACTCTAGTCTCTGGTGCGTCACTTACAGGGTATCCGACAATATAGCCAAGCAATTCTCCGCTCGGCAGGACAAACTCGGTCTGCCCATCATTCTCCACCCGCACCACCTCAAAGTTCTCCGAGACTCTGGCAGTCAGTCGGTCCGTCAAGGTCTTGAGATACTCCCTTGTGAATGGCACACGGATATAGCCCTCCTGAATGCGGGTGCAGTTGTGCTGAAACATATCCTCATCACGTACTGCATCCCTGCGGAGGACAGTACCAAAATAGACGGTCTTTCTCGCATCCACTTCAGAGGTCTTGAGAGCTTCGCGGGTTGTCTTCACTCGGAGGATCACAGTCCGCATGTTGTCAATGTAACTCATATCAGCCCCCTCAGTGTTAACTCTTGTTCAATCCACGCCTGATACTCTGCCAGTATGTTATCGGATCACAAATGTTTGCCTAACCTCTTCAGGTTGGCTAAACCCTGGATACTCATACGCTGGAACAACTTGTTTTATATTAATATCCGTACCATTAATATTTATCTCTAGTAACCCAAAATTATACGGAATAGCATTGTCCCAAATACCACCAGGGCATACACTCCAATGACCACATTGGATAAACGGTTTGCCTACAATTGCAGTGTTGATGAAATTGTGCCCATGCCCGTACAGTACCGCTAATATTTTTGGATTTGCTACAATTATATCTAAATTGGAACCAGATATAGCCTCACTTATATAATGCGTAACGATAAATATTCCATCACTACCGGAATATTTATCCAGTTCTGTAGTTAGCCATACATCAGATACAGGGGATTCCTCCCAGTACGTAAAACCTCCGCTGGTATCGGTCCAGTTATCAAGCACCACAAAAGCATAACTCCCCAATACAAAACTATAGTTTTTGTCATATCCGAATAAGGTATTCCATGTAGCGTTATCGCAAATATCGTGCCCACCATGCACATATCTAACAGGGCAATTGTGAGCATCACTTATCTCTTTCATCGCTGGCAGCAGAGATGAATTATCGCTTACGTTATCGCCCACATAGACCACGCAATCAAGATTTCTTCCCGACAGTTTTTCAACAGCAAGTGTGGCTCGTTCTGGTGATGTGAGATCAACAAAATTATACCCTCCATAATGAAGATCAGTGACAAACCCAACTCGTAAAATCGAATCCTCTACGTCAAAGTAACCCCCTGCGTTCAAGTTCAACTTCAACCCATGTCTTGTATTCAGCGAGTGTGGATTTTGGAGGCATGACGACAACCACAGTCTCGGGGTAATTCCCACAGAATTGATTGAGGCTGTTCAATGCGCCAATCTGATAGGTAGCACCAATTGGAGAGGCTGCTTTCGCTCCTGCCGTTTCGTTGTCTCCCCACGCCGACCATGCGCCCCAGATCCCGCCTGAATAAGCCCTAGCCTTGACCGAAATGCCCATCGCTGATTTGATAACAATGGCCTGGAATTTCTCATCCGCAGCGTGAGTATAGGATGCGCTGGACGCGTTGTCGGTTGCTATCTTCCTTAGATTTGCACCAATTGCCGTTGCAGTCGTGGAGATGCTGAATAGGTTGTCCGCGTCAACTCGCGTTGAAAACAAGGTTGCCGTCTGCCCTGCACTTGTCGCCACTTGCTCAATGAATATGGCAAAATCCTGGCCGGTGGACGGGAAAACCTTATCGGTAGGAGCGCTGTTCACGGATGCTGCGCGGAGTTGGCTGGCCGCCGTGTCTGCGGTCGGTGCTATCCTGCTCGTACAAAAAACATTCTCTTCCAGTCCGGGTAAGATGCACCTGACAACCGCTGTATCTGCGTTCAGGTTCGTGATCGTGATAACATCCGCAGCATTCAGCGGAGTAAGGCTCTCCTTCTTCTGCCTACTGTATGCAGCCGTCAGCGTCACATCCGAGGTCTGCCCGGTCAGCCCAAGCTGTACCCCTGTGCCTGAGACGAGGCGCATATCCAAAGAGACGGAGTGCTTGTTCAAGTTGGCTACTGCCCCAGCCATGCTGATCGCACCATTCTGTGGAATGCTGAGATTATAGACAAATCCCGTGTTGCAGATATCATGTCTACCCGCAGCCGTCAGAGCAACCATGTCATCTACTCTGGTAGGCACTGCCCCGCCTGCACCTGTTACTCCTGCTGTGTCAGTCGGATTGCTCTTCTTCGCCGTGACCTTGTTGACCATCACAGGCTCGTTTTTCATACCCAGGAAATCATCCGAAATCTGAATCTGGCGGATACCTTTGCGTGTAGAAATACTACGGATTGTGCCGAGCGTTGGTGGATGCCATTGTTTGATTATCTCATTGCTTGATACTGTATCAAACAGCATTGTCCCAGCAGTACCTGAATCTTTGTATATCGTTATCGTAGCGGTTGTATTCGTCGCTACAAATGTAAGAGTATGCATCACCCAAGCGGCGGTAGCTGATGGATGAATTGTAACATTTAATCCGGCAGCTGTTACTTGGAGATAGAATGGCTCATTTCCAGAACTGCCAGCCTTAGCAAATACATCAACCTCGTATGTTTTCCCTATAACAGTATTGATCACACATGCAGCCGTCTGTATAGCTCCAGATACACGTGTTAGCTGTAGGCAATTGCCCGATTCTCCACCAGCAACTGATGCCAGAGTGCAGCCTGTTGGGGTCCAGCCAGTCACACCACTTTCAAACGTCCCATTGGCAACCAGTTCTAATCCAACCAGCAGCGCACCTTCAGCCACCGTAGCAGCCCACCGCCCACCTTCCACGGCAGGGTACCCCGCTGGTGTGCGACGGAGGATACCGTTCGCGTCGGGGACTATGGCCTGGCCGCCGGTGTAGGTGAAGGCTGGGTTGAGGATGCCGTTGTGGATGTCGGTTATCCAGGGAGTATTACCCCCATTAGACCCTATTCCAAGTCCAAAATTCATTAGCTGCATTACATTACCTCAACAGAAGTCGCAGTAGTGAAAGTATAAGTTAGTCCATTAATAATTCCAGTAATACTCCCAGCCACTAAAGTAGTAGTAGGAGTAGAACCAGAGATCGTAAGAGTATTTATATCAGGAACTCTGAATGCAATATCAGCATCAGCAAATGTAACAGCTACTCCGGCTTCCGCAGCTATAATTTTATATGGAGAAAACACCTGTATAGAAACATTCCCTGCATCCTTAATCAACTTTCCTCGCACACCACTCATCTTAGTACCTCACAGTAATTAACGTGAATTATTCAGATTGCCAGTTACTCTTTCGAGGCCTGCACCCCAAACAAATACCGAAGTTTACTTTCCTTATATATTTCTGGAATATCATCTTCAGACAAACGCATTGCTTTAGTTATGGAACTAGGAACCAAACCCCCGGTCCCGGCCCAGTTATTCACAAACTCTGTAAACAACATATCCCTATCTTCTTCATGCCTTTTAGTCCAGGCCTTATACCCCGCACTAAGTACAGGATTCAACATAACACCGGGAGACTCCCCGCCTATTTTCACAAAGGGAATATGGAACACCTGGTCTTGGATATCAGCATCAAAGAACTTATCTCCAGCCCAGATAATTCCACCCATTGTTAGCATGTTAACAGCAAATTGTTTTGTAACAGACTGCCCATAGATATCCTTAGTCTGTGTCAGTGCATCCATTATCAGACCGTGTTTAATCTTATACTCTCCCTCCTTAAGGTATCCTTTCAGATTCTTAATCTCATCCCAGGTTATTCCAGCAGCCTTCCCAATATCCTTCCCTGCTTTAGTCATAGTAATAAGACGTTGTTCCAGGAGCTTATACGGCGTCCCCTGAAACATAAAGAAAGCCCTGGCATGAGGATCTCTTACCCAGCTAGGATTATGCACACCAGAAAGAAAGTTCGCACGAATAACAGAATCATACATTGCATGTACTGCTTGACTCGGGGTCATTCCTTTCTTCGCCGCCATCTCAGCACCCATCATCAGAGTAGCAGCTCTATCGAACATCTCTACTGTTCCAACAATAGCAGAACCAAACGTATTAATCTTGTCCATCACCTTATCAAAAGCATTGATAGGAGCATCAAACATATCAAGTTCTGCTATAGCAGAGTTATACTTCCCCTGATTACGCATAGCAGTTACAAGCTGCGTATTCTCAGAAGGAGTAAAGTTGAAGTTCTTAAACGTACTCGGGAACCTTTCCTTCAGATTCATCATTCCTGTTTCTGCTAGAATCCGGGGAGTTTTAGCAATTCCTTTAGCCCATACATCTAGTGGGAAGATTGCCATATTACCTGTCTGTTTCATAATATGTTTGAAACCAACAGACGGACTCATAAAGAGTCTCCATGCAACCTCGAGAGAATAATACCTCTTCGCCCATTGTGCTGCATCAGTCCCCGGCTGAGATCCCAGTGATTTATTTACATCCTTCCAGAACTTATCCAGCTCCGGAGTCATCATGTTATTAGCTCTAAGATCCTTCTTATGCTGCGCCCAGCCTCCGACTTGACCCTTCTTCCAGAATTGCATTGTTTGAATCCTGCGCTCTACATCAGGAACATATTTCTCAAACATGTACTCAATGTCAGGCATTGCCATTCTGGAACCAATGGCCCTAGAGTTAAGTCTGGATAAATTCAGTGCATCATTCGTGTTATTAGATATACCAGCAAATGAATTCTGTATCGCTCTCCTATTTGAGTCGGGATGTACTGCGTGATGCGCGAAGGGTCTTTCTTTTATAACCTTACCACCTGCTTCAAGAATCCTAGCCTCGGTTTGCTTATTCAGATCCTTAAGCATTGAAACAGCAGACAACTCGTCAGGAGACATTAAGGATTTAAGCCAAGGATAATGCTTAAAGTCTGCTGTATCCTCAAGAGCCAGACTCATCCTAGCACTAGAGTGTTTCGCAGAAACTTCCTGCATGGTCTTGGTCCAATCCTGCTCATACGGAACCAGAGCCTGATTCGCTTTCTCAAGAGCCTCTTTATTCTCAACAAGCTGTTTCTTCAGATCAGCTATCACAACAGGATCTTTAGCAAGCCGAATCCTTTTCCACAGCTCCTTCTGCATTCCAGTATGATACCCTGCCTGTGCCAGAGGTACATCGTACTTCTCAGTCAAATGCTTCGTTTCTTTTCTTATTTCTCTGGAGGCATTCTTGTAAGATGGAACAGTACTCAAGATCTCCTTCACAGCCTGCACGTGCATCTTAGAATTATTATGCACCGCTGTCATCCTGGCAGCAAGTTCCACCATAGGATTCTTATCTGCTTTGTAGAAGATATCTGCCACAGCGCCGGGAGTCATTACCTTACTCCGGAACACTTCTGGCATGATAGTCTTCATACTCTTGATAGCATCTACAGCTGGAGCCATAGCGGGGGCATCCATCCACTTAGATACTTTACCTAAAACATTTCCCTTCACAGCAACAAAGTCAGTCTTCAGAAGCTGTGAGATAAGCTCTGCTCCAGTCTTCCCTGTTGCTTTCTTAACTGCCTCCGCTCCCAACACAGACACAGTACCTGCAACAGATGCCTCGGAATCCTCAGCTCCACCAAGCAGCCCAAGAGACATAATAGGGATTGTAAGGAGGCCCTTCTTAAGTAGAGATGATACCTGCGAATCATTGAGTCTATCTCCTAGAAACTCTTCTACAGGATTAAGATCGGCGGGGTCTTCAAGGGTCATTCTCTTAATAGCATTTCTTTCGTTTCTCTGGATAGTCAGTTTCCGGAGGTATGCCTGTGAAATCTTATCACCTGCTTTAGGCTCTACTAGCTTAGCAGTCCTTTTGGAAAGAGTAGATTCTGCCCCACCAGAAAGTAAAGTACCAATCTCAGACTCGGAGAACCCTTCTACTACTTTGTCTGCCTTGGCTTGCACCGCAGCCGCCATTCTCTTAGCCAGTGAACCACTAACCTCCTGACTTCGTAGAATAGCAGCATTTCTAGCAGCCTCTCTTTTCGGATCACTTCTTACAATCCTAGCCTCACTCTTTATAGAAGCAATAGCAGTACCAATCTCGGGCGGGATATTCTCCGCAGCAGCCAAGTCCATAACCTCGTCTTTTCCTGCTTTATCCAGTCCACTAAATTGCTGTCTCCAAGTTGCTTTAGCATATCTATCTCCCCGCGCCTGTCTTACAGCAGCCTTCCTTTCTCCGTAGGATGTAAGAGCCCTGTTTACTTTCGAGAGAAGCGCAGAATTCTCAGCCTGAGCACCCAGTATAGAAGCCGGGGCCTTACGTCCAGGGAATGTAGCAGCGTATCTTGTAATAGCAGACAGGTTATCCGCGCCAATGAATTCTCCAAGTTCCATTACAGCATTCTTCGCACCAGGATTCTGGTCG